CAATTATAGTCTTACAGGAGCAGTTCAAACATTAACCACAGGAACAACAGGAACAGACTTTGCAATTAGTTCTACAGGTACAACACATACATTTAATATACCTACAGCATCGGCTAGCAATAGAGGTTTATTAAGCACAACAGATTATACAAACTTTAATACTGGATATTCAGATAGATTAAAGTGGGACGGAGGGGCAACAGGATTGACACCTGCAACAGGTAGAACTTCTTTAGGAGCAACAACAGTTGGAAGTAATTTTTTTACTTTAACAAACCCTTCTGCAATAACATTCCCAAGAATAAATGCTGATAATACAATTTCAACTTTAGATGCTTCTACATTTAGAACAGCTATTGGTGCAGGAACATCAAGCACGAATGGAACTGTAACATCTGTAGCAGCGTTAACATTAGGTACTACAGGAACAGATTTATCATCAAGTGTAGCAACATCAACAACAACACCAGTTATAACATTAAATGTACCAACAGCAAGTGCAACAAATAGAGGAGTATTATCATCAACTGATTGGACTACTTTTAATAATAAACAAGCAACTTTAGGATATACACCTTATAAATTTGTACAAACTTCATCAACTGCTCTTACTGGAACTACTGCTGAAACTATTGTTGCTACTGCAACTATTGCTGGTAGTACATTTAATTCTACTGATGTAATGAAATTTTTATATTTAGTTTCAAAACCATTAACTACTGGAACAACTACTTTGCGTTTAAAAATAAATACTTCAAATACACTTACAGGAGCAGTTCAAATTGGTCAATTTGCATCTGCTGCTGTACAAAGTAATATTTTATTAACGAGAAGTTTTGCTTTAAATGGTGGAAATTTATATGGATTTCCTTTTACAACTGCAGCAGTAAATGATGTTGCTAATACTGCTGGAGCTACAGGTTCAACTGCTTTTAATACTGCAAATACTTTATATATATTTTTTACATTAACTTTAGCAGTTTCTGGTGATAGTTCAACTGCTGTAATGTGTAATATAACAAACTAATGAAAACAATAATTGATAAAAATACAGAACAAGTTTTATATGCTACATTAGTAGAAATAGAATTACAAGAAAATGAAATTATAGTTGATGCAGAAAGTAGTGATTTTACTCATTATGATTTTGAAACAAAAACATTTTATAATAAATAAAAATTAACTATCTTTGTAAAAAATTTAATCAAATGAAAGTATTAGAAACAGAAGAATTAGAAAACTTAAGAGAATTAAACAAGAACTTCAATACTCTTAAAAACAATATAGCAGATATTGAGATCGCTATAAGAAACCTAGAAAACAAAAAAACAGCTGTTTTCTCTGAACTTGAGAAGTTATCGTCTGAATTTGCTGATGCAGAGAAAGCCTTGACTGAAAAGTATGGAGATGTTACTGTTAACCTAGAGTCTGGAGAAATAAAATGATCGATATTAGAAAAATCTCTATAGGTCAGGACTACAAGAACGATGCCATGCATTATATTGTAGGACAGCCTGTATTAGATAAGACATATATCATACATCTCATACAGTTTGACGGGCAAAATCAAAGTCTAAAGATATGGATAGAGAAGAATGACGAGGTCCTATTATGGAAGGAGTTCAACTCTAACATGCCAGCATCAATTGAATATAACATAAACTTTTAAATGAGATCACCATTCTATTTTATAGTTAGACCTGTAAATGGAAGAAGATATGATAACATTAAAAAGATTGGAGATATAGACTTTATAACAAGTACATCCCAAGAAGATCATACAGCTTCCAATAGATTTGCAGAGGTAATACAGACTCCGTTAGGATACTCTGGGGATATAATCCCTGGAGATGTTTTGCTTGTACACCATAACGTGTTTAAGATATACTACGACATGAGGGGTAGAGAGAAGAGTGGGTTCTCGTTCTTTAAGGATGACCTGTTCTTTATAGAGAACGATCAGTTCTTCCTATACAGTCATGAAGGAGAGTGGAGGGCTCACTCTAAGTACTGCTTTATAAAACCTTCAGAAAAGAAGGATTCTTATATTATAAAGCCTGGTACTGAAGAACCACTAGTTGGAACAATAAAATATATCAACCAAGAGCTTATAGACCTAGGTCTTAAGGTTGGAGATGAGGTGTCTTTTGAGCCAGATAGTGAGTATCCTTTTATTGTAGATGATGAGAAACTATACAGAATGTTTACTAATAACATAACAGTAAAATGGAACTAAAAGAAGAGAATAATTGTATATTGTATAGACATGTAAGACTAGATAAAATGGAAAAATCTATAGAATTAAAACATAAAATAATAAACGCTGGATATAAGGCTATTGAAGAACTTATAAAGGTAGCAGAAGATATTATAATAACAGGAGGAGAAGAAGATTTGTCTTCAGATAAATTAAAAAATGCTGCTGCCTCAAAAAGGATGGCAGTGGAAGATGCTTTCACTATACTTAATAGAATAGAACAAGAAAAATCAATGCTAGATGGCGAATCACAAGCAGCAAAAGAACCTTCAATACGAGGGTTTGCTGAAGGAAGATCAAAGTAAACTCCACTCGGTAGTACTAAATTATATACCAACAAGTGTATTAGTCAATAAGAACAAGGCTAAGACATGGGCTTATGGTTATGATGACAAGTACGACATGATAATTATATCTAAGGATGGCACCATTGGAGAGGTTTATAATATAAATGGAATCAATATAGCACTACCATCCGTCCCAAATATTGTCTATAAAAGGGACCAAAAGAAGGAGGAGCAGTACTGGGAGGCAGCCACATATCCAAAAGAACTTAATAATATAAAGTCTATCTTTACCTGGCATGGAATGACCAAGGAGTTTAAATCTAAATGGGTTGACTATATAGAGGGAGAGTTTAACAGAAGGGATGAGGGTATGTTCTTTATGAATAATGGTGTACCTACCTATATCACTGGATCTCACTATATGTACCTTCAGTGGACTAAGATCGATGTTGGACATCCTGACTTTAGGGAGGCAAACAGACTATTCTTTATATACTGGGAGGCATGCAGAGCTGATGACAGATGCTTCGGTATGATATACCTTAAGATCAGACGTTCTGGGTTCTCATTCATGGGATCTGCCGAGGGTGTTAACGTGGGAACCCTTGCAAAGGATGCAAGGATTGGGATACTATCCAAGACTGGATCAGATGCTAAGACAATGTTTACCGATAAGGTTGTTCCTATATCCTCTAACTATCCATTCTTTTTCAAGCCTATCATGGATGGTATGGACAAGCCTAAGACAGAGCTTGCCTATAGAGTTCCAGCATCTAAGATCACAAAGAAGAACATGTTCGATGCTGACAGCTCTGAGATAGAAGGTTTGGACACGTCTATTGACTGGAAGAACACTGGAGATAACTCTTATGATGGTGAAAAACTTAAACTATTGATACACGACGAGAGCGGTAAATGGATGAAGCCAGATAACATCTTAAATAACTGGCGAGTAACCAAGACATGTCTTCGTTTAGGTAGCAGAATCATCGGAAAGTGTATGATGGGATCTACATCAAACGCACTTAACAAGGGAGGAGAGAACTTTAAAAAACTTTATGAGGACTCAAATCCATCAACAAGGAACAGTAATGGACAGACAAAGTCTGGAATGTACTCTTTGTTTATTCCTATGGAGTGGAACTTTGAGGGATACATAGATAGACATGGTCATCCTGTGTTTACTACTCCAGAGAAGCCAGTTATAGGAGTTGATAATAGACCGATAAAGATAGGAGCGATAGATTATTGGAATAACGAGGTTAGCTCATTAAAGAGTGATCCAGACGCACTTAATGAGTTCTATCGTCAGTTTCCAAGGACAGAGGGACATGCGTTTAGAGACGAATCAAAATCATCACTATTTAACCTTACAAAGATATACCACCAGATAGATTATAACGATTCCTTAATAAAGGATAGAGTTCTTACGCGAGGATCGTTTCATTGGAAGGATGGAAAGCAAGACACAGAGGTTATATGGACTCCAGATATAAGGGGTAGGTTCTTAGTTTCGTGGATACCTAATAGAGGTATTACTAATAATGTTATCAAGAAGAACGGCATGAAGTATCCTGGTAATGATCATATAGGTTCTTTCGGATGCGATCCTTATGATATCTCTGGAACCGTTGGTAATAGAGGATCTAACGGATCATTACACGGTATGACAAAGTTTAATATGGATGACGCACCAAGTAATCAGTTCTTCCTTGAATATATAGCAAGACCTCAGACGGCAGAGATATTCTTCGAGGAGGTTCTTATGGCTTGCATATTCTATGGAATGCCAGTACTTATAGAGAACAACAAACAGAGACTACTATATCATTTTAAAAATAGAGGTTATAGAGGTTTCTCAATGAATAGACCAGATAAGCACTTTACCAACCTTTCTAAGACAGAAAGAGAGCTAGGTGGTATACCTAACTCGTCTGAAGACATTAAGCAGTCTCATGCGTCTGCAATCGAGACATATATTGAGAAGCATGTGGGGTTGGATTTAGAGGGTACATACAGAGATCCAGAAGAGATGGGATCAATGTATTTTTCAAGAACATTAGAGGATTGGGCAAAGTTTGATATAAATGACAGAACAAAATTTGATGCTGCAATCAGCTCAGGCTTAGCTATCATGGCAAATCAAAAGCACATGTATATAGCTTCTAAAAAAGAATCGAAAATAAGCATT